AGGCTCGCTCGGTGCAGCGGGTGGCGCACGTCACGTATAAATTGTGAGGGCTCAATGGCCGACATGGAAACGAGCGTCGTCATCAGCGCGCAAACCGATGACCTCCAATCCGGCATGCAGGCGGCGGCGAACTCCGTACAAGCCGCGACTGATGGCATGAAGGCGAATTTCGGCAGCTTGAGTGCCACCGCCCAACAAGCACAGGTGCAGATCACTGCGGCTGCGGCGCAAATCGGATCTACGATCGGCGCCTTACAGAACAAGGTTTCGAGTCTCACAGGTTCGATCGGCAATGGGATAAACGTAAACGTTCCAGATATCGGCCCTCACGGCGGGCGTCGGGAGACCCCTGGGGTTTCGGCGCAACAGGGCGACCAGCCCAGTGGAGGCTCGAGAGCTCGTTCCATAGGTAGTGGGCCAGCTCGCGGGGCCGGCGACGATCTCATGCAGCAGTGGCGCGCGGACCTCCAGAGCCAGCTCCTCGATGAGCGCTCATTCTTCCAAGACTCCAAAGCGGAGGAATTAGCCTTCTGGCAAGAGAAGCTGACACTCACCGAGGCCGGGTCGAGAGCGCGCGTCGCTGTCGAAGCGAATTTGTATCAGCTGGAAAAGCAGCTCGCGGTTCAGAGCGAGCGCGATGCACTCTCAATGCTCGATGCCGACGAAAAGGTATCTGACGCAGCCTACGCCCGTAAAAAGGCGGCCATTCAGGCAAATGCCGAACTCGGGAAGATCTCCGCCAGCGAGGAACTCGCCCAGCTGCAAGGCCTCCTCGAGAGCAAGTGGGCCCTCGATCAGGATTACTTCGCAAAGAAGCTCGCGGCAGCCGAGAACGACGTTCGCACGCGGCAGAAATTATCGGATGAAGAGCATATCGCCTATGAAAAATTTTTAACCGAAAAGCAGAAACTCGATCTTCAGGCGGCGCAGAACAGCGAACGGGCGTGGCTCAGTCTCGTACAGCCAATTCAGCGCGCCTTCGATACCTCCATCACGGGCATAATCCTAGGCACGACCACATTGCAGAAGGCGGTCGCAAATATCACTCAATCGATAATCGGGGAGTTCGTCAACCTCGGCGTTAAGACGGTAACGAACTGGATTGCCGCCGAACTCGCAATGACGACAGCGACCGAGGCCGGGGCTGCCGCGCGCACTGCGGCTGAAGGCGAAGGACTGGGCGCCGGGTTGGCGTTGAAGTCATTGAATGCGGTCAAAAGCATCGTTACAGATTCGGCGCAGGCGTTCGGTGGCATCTTCGCATTTCTAGCTCCCATCATGGGCCCTGCGGCAGCCGGTCCTGCCGCAGCCGGAGAAGCCACCGTAATGGCCGCGGCCAGCGGCATCGCATCCGCGGCGGGGGGCTGGGTTGTACCATCCGATCAGCTCGCGATGGTCCACCAAAACGAAATGATTTTGCCGGCCGGTATCAGTCAGGGACTACAGAGCATGATCTCCGCCAATGGAGGGTCGAGCGCCGGTCCAGTGGTGATCAACGTCTCCGCAATAGATAGTCAGGACGTGAAACGCTTTTTCCACAGTAACGGCAGTCTGCTCGTCGCGGCAATGAATAAGGCGATGCGTAACGGCTCAGCGCTGCGGATGGCTTGATGGCGCTAATATTTCCCACATTGCCGGGTCTTACTTGGAGTGTTACCAAGACGCCGACGTTTCAGACTCGCATCCAGCGTGCGGCCTCGGGTCGCGAATTGCGGGCATTAGACTATCCTAACCCGTTGTGGCAATTTGCCCTGGCATACGAGTTTCTGCGCGATAATCCGACAGCCGGTTATGACGAGCTTCGAACACTGACCGGGTTCTTTATGCTCTGTCAGGGTGCTTTCGGCACATTTCTATTTGAGGACCCGACCGACTGCCAGGTTCTCAGACAGCAGATCGGTGTCGGTAACGCAAGCGCGACTGTGTTCCAGCTGCAGCGCGCAATGGGCACAAACCTACCTGGCGGCGGCTTCTTCGAACCCATCGTAGCTCCGAAGTGGGTGTGGGCCGTTTACCTGAACGGGATCACTCAAGATCCGGCGACTTACAGTATCGACTTCGACAGCGGGCTACTGAATTTCAGCACGGCACCGGGAAGCGAGCTGATCATAACAGCAGATTTTTCTTATTATTTTCGCTGCCGATTTATTGACGACAAATACGATTTCGAGAATTTCATGTATCGGCTGTGGCAGCTCAAAAAACTGACCTTCATTTCGGTGCGGCCATGAAGGATGCCAGCCCCTTGCTGCTTGCACTTCTCGCAAGCAGCGATCAGTTTATCATGGCGGATCTCTACACAATTACGCTAGTAGGCGGCGCCGTGCTGCGCTACTCGGCTGCGCCGACGGCATTAACGGTCAATGGTTTTACCTTTGCCTTGGGCCCAAAATTTGAACGCTCGAAAACCAAGGTTGTCATCGGTACCCAAGTCGACGAGCTCGAGGTGACGATCTACCCCGAGCCGTCAGACCTTATCGGTTCAGTAACCTTTCTCGAAGCCGCGTGGCAGGGGCAGTTGGACGGAGCGATCCTTCAACTGGAGCGGAGTTTCATGGCGACCTATGGGGATACCAGCCCCGGATCGGTGATCTTGTTCGCGGGTCGAGTATCCGATATCGACTGCACCCGTACTACCCTCGATATCAAATGCCGCTCTCATCTCGAGCTTCTGAACATTCAGATGCCCCGTCGGCTCTGGCAATCCTCATGTACTCACGTGTTCGGCGACGCAATGTGCCAATTCGACCGGTCGAGCCTGCAAACAATTGTCTCCTCCGGACCTGGCTCGACCCCGACGCAAATCGCCATCGCAATCGCTCGGAGTCCAGCAAATCTATACGTGCAGGGGACCATCACCGGCGTTAGCGGGGCAAATGCGGGCTCGAGCCGTACGGTCGCGAATATTGACCAGGGCGTGGTCTATGTGAAGCCGGGATATCTTTCGCCAGTCTCGGTTGGCGACGAGTTCCAACTGCTCCCCGGTTGCGACCGCACGCTGACGACCTGCACAAACGTGTTTAATAACGCCATTCATTTCGGCGGCTTTCCTTATATTCCAACGCCGGAGACTGCAGTATGACCCGGCGAACTCAAGTCGTCGCCGAGGCCCAGACGTGGCTGCGCACACCGTATCACCACATGGGGCGGGTCAAGGGCGCTGGCACAGATTGCCTGATGCTGCTCGCCGAGGTATTCGAGGCTGTTGGCATGATCTCCCGCCTCGAGGTCCCATTCTACCCACCGGACTGGCACTTGCACCGCGATGTCGAGCGGTATCTCTATGGCCTCATGCGCTATGCCTCCGAGATTACGGGTCCGCCTCGGCCAGGTGATATTGCGCTGTTCAAGTTCGGTCGGTGCTTCGCCCACGGCGCTATTGTAGCGTACTGGCCCCGACTGATCCACGCGTGGTGGAACGCAGGGGTCGCCTATGCCGATGCGGATCAGCCGCCGCTGGTCAACCGCCCGGTGCGATTCTTTGACCCCTATCTGGTTTCTGATCACTAATTATCGACCATGGGCGGCATCCTCAGCGGCGTGTCGAACGCCAAGCAGCAGAAAGCAATCGGCTCTCTGCAATTCCAGACTTCGCAGCGAGGCGGAGCCATCCCGCTCCTTTATGGAACCACCCGGGTTTCTCCAAACTTGATCGAATATGATGATTTCAAAGCAACGCCTTCCTCGCGCCAAGCCGGTATTGGTAAGGGGGGCGGCGGTGGTAAAGGCGGTGGTCAGCAATACAAGTACAGCGCCTCCGTCATAATGGGTGTGTGCCAAGGGACAGTTGGCGGGATCGGAACTGTCTGGTGGGACAAGAATGTCGGTACGCTGTCGTCGCTCCCGGCGGCGCTCTATCTCGGGACCGACGGTCAACTGCCAGACGCGTATTGGCAAACGAGCCATGCTGACAGAGCACTCGGTTATTCCGGGACAGCTATCGTGGTGGCTAACAATTACGCGATGGGCGACACTGCGACCCTTCCGAATTTTTCTTTCGAGGTTTATGGCCTTCTCTCCGGCAGCGGCACCAACGGACTCGATGCCAACCCGGCTGCGATCATTGCTGATTTTCTGACTAATCCTAGATATGGCGCCGGCTTTCCGGCGGCAAACCTAGGAGATCTAACTGCCTACTCGACATATTGCCGAGCGCTGGGGATCATGCTGTCGCCGTTGCTCGATACTCAGCAAGAAGCGCAGCGCCATCTTTCAGATATTGTCCAGATAACCAACAGCGCCATCGTTTGGTCAGGCGGTCTATTGAAATTCATCCCGTACGGCGATGAAGCGGTTACCGGTTACGGCATCACCTACACACCAAATATCACGCCGGTTTACAGCCTCGGAGAGGACGATTTCATTGTCCAAGAATCCAGTGTCGGGACGAGTTCCGGTGTTAGCCCGAGCGGCCCGGCGCTGCGGTCAGGCGCGGGACCGACAACTGGCGGCTTCAGCGACGATCCCGTCCGCATAACGCGGTCGACCCCCGCCGACGCAACTAATTCGATCCAACTCGAATGTCTGGACCGCTCCAATAGTTATAATACTGCCATCGTAGAAGCTTTCGATCAGGCTGCGATCGAGCAATATGGTGTCCGTCGCGACAGTTCGATCAAAGTCCGAGCGATCGTTGACCCCTCAAATGTGGCGCCGATTGTCGCTCAGCTCATGCTTCAGCGCGCATCTTTATTTCGTAATACTTATACCTTCAGACTCGGCTGGAAGTACTGTCTTCTGGAGCCGATGGACCTCGTGCAGATTACGGACGCCCGCCTGGGCCTCTCGGCGCTGACAGTGCGCATCACTTCGGTTGAGGAAAACGAAGAAGGCACGCTCGCGATCACCGCGGAGGATTTCATCGGCGGATACTCGTCTGCCGTTCTTTACGCGAAGCAATCGGGTGCAGGCTACGTCCCCAATTGGAGCTCGCCGCCGGGAGATATCAACCCGCCGATAATCTTCGAGCCGCCTGCCGCTTTGCTGCAAGGTGGCCCTGAGATTTGGGTGGCGTTGTCCGGTGGAGAAAATTGGGGCGGAGCCCAGGTCTGGCTTTCCACCGACGGCGATTCCTATGTGTTGGCCGGGAGCGTCAAGTCACCGGCTACACAAGGGACCCTGACCTCCGAACTGCCTCCGCATTCTTCGCCCGACGCCACTAACTCCCTATCCGTGGACCTTACCGTCAGCCAGGGCCTACTCGGCTCCGTGTCCTCCACGGATGCCGCAAATCTTGTCACCCTTTGCTATGTCGGCGGCGAGTTGTTGGCTTACCAGGGCGCAACCCC